TACCCCAGACTTCTCAAACGTTTCTGGTGGTACAACAACAGTATCACGCACAACAAACTTTGACTATGTAACAATTACAACAACAGAACCACATGACTTCCTAGCAGGAGAAACAGTTGTAGTTGCGGGTGTGGCATCAGCATATAATGGATCATTCCCAATCTTAGATGTTCCAAGCTCAACAACATTCCGCTACATTCAAACTGGCGTAGCACAATCTCCAAACCCAGCAACTGGTTCTGTACAGGTTGCAAGAACTGTGCCAGTGACATTCGATGGAACTCATACAATTACAGCAGTTCCAACAAGCAAGTCCTTCTCGTTTGCTAAAACAGCAGCAAATGTTGCACTAACAGATACTACAAAAACAATTACTAACTTCGTAACATCATGGAATATTACAAATGGTGTAGCAACAGTTATTTTAACAGCGCCTCCAGTAGAAACAATTGGAGAGGCAGTAGTTATTCAAGATGTTGATCCTCTAATTAATGATACTCTAAACGTATCAGCGCTTTCAACAGTTGTACCTTACAGCCTATCGTTTGAAGTTCCACAGGATGACGTAGCTCCTACCACCCTTGTAACCTTAACACCAAGAACTGTAACAAGCAGACAACGTGTAAGCAACGTATCAACTTTAACACTTTCTACAAACCATAACTATATTATTGGTCAGCAGATTACAGTTGCTGGTGTATCAGCATCATTTAACGGAACCTTCGTTATTACAGCTCTTCCAGCAGCAAATCAGGTTTCTTACTCACAGACAGCTACAAATATTAACCCAACAGCTTCTGCAGGTACAGTTACAGACAGCGTTCCAAATCCAGGAACCACAACAACAATTCGTGGAAGCCAAGGTAGTGCAATAGTAACAGATCCATATCGTGGATCATACACTGGACTTGCACGTAACCACTCAACTGGTGAATGGTCTCTTGTTTCTGGAATTGAAACAAAACCAACTTCAGATATTCCATGGAGCCTACCATCAACAATAACAAATACACTTAACGTTGCATCGCTTAAGGCAACTGTAGACGTATCAATTGGCGGTGGAGACCTAACGGCTTCTACTACAGGATTTAATTTAATTGATACTACAGTAACAGACCTTAACTTTGCAAGAGCAGCGTCTACAATTAATATGGGTGCAAATGCAGGTACACTTACAATTGGCAACCCAACAGTTGTTGGCACACAGACCACACAGAATTTGTGGAATACAACTGCTACAACAGTTAACTTTGCAGGAGCAGCAACTACATTAAATATTGCAGCACCAGCAACAACATTTAATTTAGGAAATACTGCAACTGGAGCGCAAACAGTAAATATGTTTACTGCTTCAACAGGAACCTCAGCATATAGCTTAGCAACAGGAGCAACAGCTTCTGCAAATACAAAGACAGTTAATATTGGTACAAATGGAGTCTCAGGCTCAACAACTAATATCAACCTCGGTTCATCTGCGGCATCATCAGCAACAGGTACAATTACTATAAATGCTAATACAGTAACTGTTGCTCAAGATCCAAACGCATTAACAGACCTTGCGGTAGCAACAAAGAGATATGTTGACCAGAGACCAACAATTCTAACATCAAGCGCTACTCTTATTCAAAGAGGAGCAAACAGAGCTTCTGGAGTTACTTCTACTGGAAATTATCTAATAGATGCTTCTGGAGCAATAACTCTTACATTACCGTCTTCACCAGCTTTAGGAGATGAAATTGTAATTACAGATATATCTGGAAACGCATCGCAAAATACCATAACAATTTCTAGAAATGGCCAGCCTATCCAAGGCCTTGCCGAAGACTTAGTGATTGATATAAGCAATGCTACAATAAGACTAGTTTATAGCAATACAACTAGAGGATGGAGACTAATAGCATAATGGCAAGACTAACCGATTTATACAATACTAATACAGGAACAGTTCCACCAGGAACAATTATTTCATATGCAAATTCAAATATACCTACAGGATTTCTGACATGCAATGGTGCAGCAGTAAGCAGAACAGTCTACTCTGCGTTGTTTGCAGCAGTTGGAACAACTTATGGTGGTGGAGATGGCTCTAGCACATTTAATTTACCAGATCTTCGTGGAGAATTTTTACGTGGATGGGATAATGGTCGAGGAGTAGATTCAGGTCGTGGAGTGGGTTCTGGACAAAGTCATCAGGCCCCAAATCACGGACACCAAACTGGAACCTTTATGGACTTTGATTTTGGATCATCTGGTACTCACAATGGACCACACTTTACATCAGCAACTGGTCGTGGCTCAAGAACTACATCTGGTCCAGATTCGGGAACATGGGGATCTTCAAATGGATCTGAAACAAGACCCCGCAACGTATCAGTTCACTACTGTATTAAATTCTAATTAAATCTATTGACTAGAATTAAATAAAAGGGTATAATGGTATTATGAAATCATACTTATATCATCCAGATTTTTTATACTACATGAGCGAAGAAGAAGCAATTGAAAGCCCATTGGAGCCAGGCGTGTTTTTGCATGCTTCTAATGCTACAGAAAAGGCTCCAGATTTTTCAATGCCAGACAAATTCCCATATTTTATTGATGGCGAATGGGTTTTAAGGGATAATCCAAAAAAAGATATAGCTTCACCAACAATTCAGGTTTCTATGGCTGGAGATTATATTCCGTATGCTATTTCAAAAAATGATGAAAGAGCAGAATTAATTTCTAGCGGATTTTCAGAAGAGGATGCCGATAGGATTTTGGGTATAGATAATGAATAAAGAAATACTGGCTCCAGGAATTCATTCTTATAAAAATGTATTTGAAGATTCCATAAACCACATTAATAAAATAGAATCTTTAGTTTCAAGTTCACAGCTATCATGGATTCCAAGTTTTAATAAAAATCATACATCTGAAGAAGATGCAAAAAAGTTTTTTAGAAACCTAGACACAATTGGCCTGCCTATAGAATCACAAATTCCAGAAAATATAGATAAGGACAAAGAACCAGCAAGGACCCTGTTAGATTTTTCTAGTTCATTAAATAATGAATTTAGTGTTTATTTAAAAGATTATGTTGAAGAGTATGGAATCAGCCTTTCTGAACAAGAGCCATTTGGCTTATTAAAATATGGCAAAGGGCAAAAGTTTGACAAGCATATAGATAACGGCATGATGTTTGTCAGAAATGTATCATTGGTGTATTACGCAAATAATACCTATACTGGCGGAGAGATATTCTTTGATAGATTTAATTTAAATATTAAGCCAGAAAAAAATCAGCTTTTAATCTTCCCGTCGAACTATATTTATTCTCATTCGATAAGCGAAGTCTTGGAAGGAACAAGATATTCTATAGTAACATGGTATAAGTAATATGAAAAAGAATGTAATTAAATTCATTTCTATTGGCGAATATTATGAAAATGTAGTTGAGGATAAGCCATCTCCTTCAAAAGAGTGGGTGCCAGACTGGTGGAAAAAAATGGATCCATATGTTGATAGTAAAATAAAAATTCATGGCCATGTTTCATCTGCTACTGGCAAAAAGTGTATGCCAATGTTAGATGCTATGACTGCTGGATACATGGTGCCTTTATGGACAGACGTAATGGTAACAAAAACTGGCAACGGGCACTCAGTTTCCTGGAAAACAAAAGAGCCTGTGTTTGGCGCACATGACTCAAGACAATCAGATGGAGTTGACCATCCTACTGGATATTCAAGTATAGCTTTTAAATATCATAATCCATGGGTTATAAAGACTTCTCCTGGATGGTCGTCTTTAATATCTCATCCTATGGGATACCATGATTTACCATTCAGAATGATACCTGCACTAGTAGATACAGATAAATATCCTCAAGATATCAATCCAGTTTTTTGGATAAGAGATGATTTTGAAGGAATTATTGAAAAAGGAACTCCTATGTTTCAGGTCTTACCAATTAAAAGAGAGCCTTGGAAATCCCAATTTGAAGCATATACTTCAGAGCAACATATGTACAATCAAGAAAAAAATATAGGAAAAACTATTGTTAATAACTATATTAAAAATATTTGGCAAAAGAAAGATTACTCTTAGTGGATATAAATAAAATTGTAATCGTTGGCGGAGGTTCTTCTGGCTGGATAACGGCAGCTACAATAATTAAATTTTACCCAGAAATAGATTTAACTCTTATAGAATCAGAAAGCATCTCAACAATAGGAGTAGGGGAAAGCACACAGGCATCAATAACAAGCTGGATGAATATGCTAGATATTGATAAAGAAGAAATGCTTAGAGAAACAGATGGCTCTTATAAGTTAGGCATTAAATTTAATAACTTTTATAGTAAAAACGATTCTGGATTCTTCTACCCATTTGGCAAAGGCTCGTTTGATAAATATTACGGAGAGCTAGATCCAGTTTCTTTATGGAATTTAAAAAAACAGATATATAGGAATACAAAATCAGAAGATTATTGTAATTCTTTTTTTTCACAGATGAACTGCATTTATGAAAACAAAATACCTAGCAGCGATTTAGAGGATTTTAATGTCAATCAAGATGTAGCATTTCATTTCGATGCAATAAAATTTGCCAATTATCTAAAAAATAAAATATGTATTCCTAGCGGTGTTAGCCACTTGGTGGATACAATAGAAAAAGTTGAAGTTAATCATGATGGAGTAAAGTTTTTAGATCTAAAGTCTGGCAAAAGAGTTTATGCAGACCTATTTATTGATTGTAGCGGATTTAAGGCTTTATTAATCGGAGATTCTTTAGGCGAAGAATACGAGTCTTTTGAAGATGTTCTTCCAGTAAATAGAGCTTGGGCAGTACAAATACCTTATAGAGATAGACGGTCAGAAATGCTAAACTATACAGACTCTACCGCCCTATCGTCTGGCTGGGTCTGGGCTGCGCCACTCTGGTCACGCATAGGAACTGGCTACGTATATTCAGATAAATTTATTTCCCCAGAAGATGCTTTGATAGAATTTAAAAACCACCTTATTGATGTTCGTGGATTGAGTCAGGAAATAGATAATCTGTCATTTAGAGATGTAAAGTTTAAAAGCGGAATGCGTAAAAGATGCTGGGTAAAAAATGTTGTTGCCATAGGACTATCAGCTGGATTCATAGAGCCCCTGGAAAGTAATGGCCTACATACAACATACGAGCTAGCATTAAAGTTAATAAAGGTTATCAATAGAGGTTTTGTAAATCAATGGGATATAGATTCTTTTAACTATATGTCTAGACATACAATAGTTTCATTTAAAGAGTTTGTGCAGTTTCATTATTTTTTAAGCAAAAGAAACGATTCTGAATTTTGGAAGTATATGACAAGCATAAGTCCAGCAGGAAACCTTTTTGACGCAAGGATTGATCAAACTAGTCTTAAAAGTTTAACTTTCAATAAGCTAAACCCCTTTGGCACATTTTCGCATGAAAAAAATACTGGCTGGCATTGCGTGGCAGCGGGAATGGAATATTCTTCTGTAGGCCCAGACTCCTTAAGCCTATATAGATTTTATCTAAAAGAAGATGTTAAAGATATAGTTAATAATTTTATAGCTAATAACACAAAGGATAGGCTAACTTGGAAGCAAATAGCAAAAGAGTCAATGTCTCACGAAGAAGTGTTGTCAAGGATTCATAATGTCTAAAGATATAAAAGAGATAGTTATTGTAGGCGGAGGATCCGCTGGCTGGATGAGCGCTTCTACACTAGTTAGGTTTCTTCCTAATATAAAAATAACTTTAGTAGAGTCTCCAAACGTTCCAAGTGTCGGGGTTGGAGAAAGCACACAGGCTAATTTAAAAAACTGGATGAATGTTTTAGGAATTAATCAAAATGATTTTATGCACGAAACAGACGCTGGTTTAAAATATGGAATAATGTATAAAGATTTTTATGAAATTGAAGACGATGGATACTTCTACCCATTTGGGCCAGGAATTTTTTCTAATTCATATAACGCAACAATGTGGCAATTTAAAAAATTATTGTATCCAAATATATCCGTAAAAGATTATTGTAATTCATTTTATTCTCAAATGGCATTGATGGAAAATAATAAAATTTCCATGAACGAAGATGGGATGCTTGATAAGTTTAACCCATACAATGATGTTTCATTCCACTTTGACGCAATTAAGTTCGCATTATTTTTAAGAGATAAATATGCTATTCCAAGAGGGGTGATCCACAAGTTAGCTGAAGTTGAAGATGCTATACTTGATGAAGATGGCATAAAAGAACTTAAGCTAAGCACTGGGGAAAGCATAACCGCAGATATGTTTATTGATTGTACTGGTTTTAAGGCACTGCTTATTGATAAATATTTAAATGAGCCACTAATATCTTTTGAGAAAGAGTTACCAACAAATAGGGCTTGGGCGATACAAATACCTTATGATGATAACAAGAAGGAAGAACTTATAAACTATACAACCGCTACCGCCCTATCTTCTGGATGGGTCTGGGCTGCGCCACTCTGGTCACGCATAGGAACTGGCTACGTATATTCAGATAAATTTATTTCTCCAGAGGATGCGGCAAACGAGTTTAGGCAGTACTTACAAAAAGTTCGGGGCAAAGAAAGAATTCCAGACGATATACAGTTTAGGGATATAAGCTTTTATTCAGGAATTAGAGAAAGAACTTGGGTAAAAAATGTAGTTGCTATTGGTTTATCTGCGTCTTTTTTAGAGCCAATGGAAGGCAACGGACTTTATTCAATACATGAATTTATAATGAGATTAGTTAAAGTTTTAAGTAAAGGTTTTGTAAACCAATGGGATCGAGACTCATACAATTGGGTTATAAATGATATGACTTTGGGATTTAAGGAATTTATTCAGTCTCATTACTTTTTAAGTAGAAGAAATGACTCAGAGTTTTGGAAATACATGACAGAGAATAGTCCTGTTTTAAATTTAAATAATAAAACTATTGAACAAACTAGGGTAAAGAAGCTACTGGCCTATCCTAAACTTTACCCTTTTGCAGAAATAGATACTTCGGCAAATAGCGGTTGGCACTGCACAATGATCGGAATGAACTATTCTTTAATTGGCGAAGAAACATTAAATCAATATAATATATTTGAATCTGTAGCAATAGAAGATCAGGTAAAAGATTTTGTTGCCAAAAATGCTATGTATAGGGTAAAATGGTCTAATGCAGTAAAAGATAGCCCAAGCCATTTTGACTATCTTTCAGACCTCTATAAGAATAAATAATGAATAAAGAACCCCTTGTAATATACTGGTCACCAGCAATCAACTTATCTTCTTCTTCCATAGGCGAAGAAATGCTTTATCCAGAGCCAACCAACTTATTACATGATTTAATTAAAATAAGAAATAAAGACTCTGGCCCCAGCTCGTTTTTTAGCTGCCCAGCTGCTTCTGGAAGAATGAAGAAAACATTTGTTTTTAGAAACAGTTTATCCTCTTCTTATCATTATGATTTTACAGATAAAGAAAACCCTGTTGTAATTCCAACATCTAAAAATTATTTAGATGCAAAAATATTAAGGTCTTCTGCTTTCAAAGAAGGCGGATCAATAGTTCTAGGGCTTAGATACATATTTTTTTCTGAAGAGCCCGTGCTTGGATATATTAGCCCTCCCATGATGCATGAGCCAAAGTATACAAAAAGCGCCACGGCAATACCAGGAGCATTCGATATTAGCAAATGGTTTAGGCCATTTGTTATGGAGGTTCAGACGTGGAAGACTCAGGGAGATATATTTATTGAAGAAGATGAGCCATTGTTTTACTTTGAAGCCGCTACAGAAAGAGAAGTTGTTTTAAAAAGATTTGAAGTAAATGATAAACTTATGAGATATTTAGATGGATGCGTACAGGCTCCAGCCAAATTTGGGAGATACCTTCCTCTTAGGGATAGATATAAAAAGTTTACAGAGTCTAGGATGAACGATTTGGTCTTAAAAGAGATTAAAAATAATATAGTTAAGGATAAAAATGCTAAAAATTAATGATTTTAAATCCGTTTCTAAAAGATTTTTTCAAAAGTCTTACTGGAATCGTGTCAATGCTGTGGAGGCCTTGTCTTTCTGCACAAAGCTTGTT